ACAACGTAAAGGATTATGGCGCTGTAGGAAATAACATTGCTGACGATACCGCAGCTATCCAAGCGGCTATTGCTGCCGCTCAGGCAACTGGTGGACAAGTTTACTTTCCAGCAGGTAATTATCTACTGAATGGAACTGCGCCACTTAATGTCACAGGAACCTATGTAACCTTCCAAGGCAGTGGTGTAGGAAATACTTCTATCAATATTGGTTCTGGATTCACTGGCTCTGCTGCTATTACAGTTTCTGGTAATTATTTTGTATTCCAGAACATGACTATTCAAGGTAATAACGCTACTGTCACAAGTAATCCTGCCTGTCATGGAATCGTTGGAACAGGTGCTCAGACACTCAGAATATTGAATTCTTCTTTCCTGAATATTAATGGTTATGCTATTGAGGCTTTTGGTACAGCAAGCTCTACATTACACGGTGGATTCGTAAGCCATGTAAAGATTCAGTCCTGTGCTGGTGGTATTTATATCAAGTCTGATTCCACACAGACAGCAGCCAACTTCATGCTGGATAACATCTTTACAAGATTTATTGGTGTGAATTCAGGAACTAATGCGAATCTAGATTGTATTCGTATTGAGGATTCTTGGGATGTTCTAGCTCAGAACTGTATTGCTTGGATGAATGCAACCACTGGTGGAACTGGTGTCGCCTTTAGAGTAATCGGAAACTGTGCAGCTACCTTCATTCAGAACCTTGATGCTCTAGGTCCACAGACAGGAACAGCTAACGTTTCTCTTGAGGCAGGAACAAATGGTTCCCCTCAGAACGTACAGATCACTGGTGGAGTTATCCAACAAGGTGGGGTGGGTCTGAATATTGCTGGAGCAACTACACAGGTTCGTGTAAATGGTGTTCGCTTTATCAATAACCAAACACATGGTGCAGTAATTTCTACTACTGGTCCTGCCATTTATCTGGATAGCGTATTCTTCTCAGGGAACGGTGCAGCAGCTACAGGAACAAATTATGATCTGAACTGGTCTGGTACAACGACTGGATATGTAACAAACTGTAGATTTGCCTCCGCCATCGTGGCTACAGGAACAGCAGGTGTTCAACAATCTATAAATATTGCTGCTGGACAGAACGTACGATTTGTTAATGTTGATTTCCAGGGAACAGGAAATTCTTCAGCTAACTGGTTCACCAATACCCCTGGAATTGCCACTGAACTTTCCAGTGGTAAGTACGACTTCCTTACTACCATTACTGCAAATAACGGAACTCGACCAATCGAGCTTCAGCCTTCTGCTTCAGGAAATACAGCATTAGCTGTAAATGTAAGCGGAAGTGATGCTTTCGATAGGGCCAGAATTCTAGGTAATGGAACATTCCAGATTGGACCAGGAACAGCAACAAGAGATACCAACCTGGGTAGAGCTGCTTCAGGTATTCTCTATACGGATAAGACTCTTCTAGTAGGTTCTTCTACAGCACTAGGTGATAATGGTGTGGGAGAGATTCAGCTAGCTTATGCTGCTACTCCTCCATCTACAAATCCGTCTAATGGTCTAGCTATCTATGCTTTCAATAACAGTATTCCTTTGAGAGTAAGAGATACCTCTGGAAATATCCATGGGTTGTATGATGCTGTCGTTATAGCTGCGTCTGATCAATCGGTTACCAGCGCTACACAGACGGCTTCTACTCAGATTGTAGGTTCAGTAGAACAGGGAGCCACTTATCTTGTAGAGCTTATGGCTATTGTTTCGAGTGCTGCCGCCTCTGGAAATACAACCTTCTCATGGACTGGTCCAACAGGTGCCACTATGAAATGGGGAGATGTTTATACTCCCTCTGATTACCAGTCAACAATTGGTGGAGTAATTTCTATTGGTAATACGGGAGCTTCCAGATTGGTAATGTTCCAAGGTAAACTTGTAACGACTACAAATGCTGGTAACTTGACGCTTACATTTGCAAGCTCTAATGGTTCTACCAGCGTTAGTGTTCTGACCGATAGCACTTTGACACTAAGAAGAATTAAGTAGGCGATATGTGGATCTTCAACGAAGATAGAGCCATGAAGGCAAAGTTCTCCAACCTGGTAGTGGCAGATGTAAATGCGCCAGATACAGGAATGCCTGTGCAGGTTATTTGGCTGGACTCTGAAGTTGAGCTAACGAATCTCACATATCCTTCTATTGTTATTGCCAATACTGGAATTGAATTTGATGCCGAGAGAGCCCATGCTGGTTGGGCTCAGCTCGGATATACACCAGAAGGATTTACAGATTGGATTTCTGATACAGAGCTGACAGTAGAGGATTCTCCATACTGGGCCTTTACTCCTATCCCGTATAATATTGAATATCAAATAGAAGTATTGGCAAGAAATAATCAGCACGCAACATTTTTAACTGCCGTATTAGCTGGTCCAGATTATCTAAGTACGCGTCATGGATATCTAGCAGTGCCCGAGGATGGCACAGTACGTCGCCTAGATCTTATGACAGGACCAGAGCGACAGAATACTCATGACACTGATGGTAAGAGAATCTTCCATACAATCTATACCCTCAGAGTTTCTACGGAACTTCTTCCAATAGAAATTGAAACCTATTCCAAGGTTACAAAGGTTGTGGACACTATCACAACGATCCCTCCTTTGGTCTAATCTGTATACTGATAGTGCCACTTCTTAAATAAGCTAGGAGATATTAATGACTTATCAGCGTCCAGGGGTATACGTAAATACCTCACTAACACCTTTGTCTACGGGGACAACAACCCCTGGACAATCTACAGCAGCGTTTGTGGGTACGCATACTCAGGGACCGACTACTCCAACGCTTATTACAAGCTGGAATGACTTCCTGAATATCTTTGGTGGATTCGGTAATGGATCTTCCTACCTACCATTTGCTGTATGGCAGTATTTCGCCAACAATGGTAACGAGTGTTATGTAGTTCGTGCAGCCGCTTCAGACGCTGTTACAGCTACACAAACACTTAATGACCGCGAAGATGGTACAGGGGCTATTCTGCCTCCTACAAATGTAGTTGCCACAGCTTCAGGAACTACAACACCTTCTTACACTTACGAATACACTGTTACAGCTAATAATGCTAATGGTGAAACAGATGGTGGAACGCCTTCCACAGTTGTAGCTAATCAGGTTCTTACCAGTACAAATAAGGTTACTGTTACTTGGACAACTGTAACAGGGGCTACTGGGTATAACATTTATCGTCGTAACCTGACTGTCGATGGTGTAACAGCTACACCTCTAAAGCTATCCACAGTTAGCGGACAAACTACAGCTACCTTTACAGATGATGGTTCCTTCACACCTGCTGGACCTATTCCTACCTTCAATGGAACTGGCGCTCCAATTCCTATTCTGAAGTTAGCCTGTGTATCTGTTGGTACTTGGGGTAATAACATTTATGTTGATATTACAAACAGCACAACGGGTGTAGGTCGCTTCAATATCATTGTTCGTTATGGTGGGACTGCCGATTCAAATATCGTAGAGCGTTTCCTAGACGTAACAATGAATAGAACTGATCAGCGCTATGCTGTAGGAATGATTAACTCTACATTGCTGGGATCAAAGTACATCCAGGCTACTGACCTGGGTACTTACACTACATGGAACAGCAACATTACTCCACGTCTACAGAGTGCTACAGCTCTATCTGGTGGACTTGACGGAGTTGCTACACCTAGCTATCTAACAGCCACACAGAGACTGTCTTCTATTCAGCAGAATCTAGACCTGAATCTTCCAGGTGTTACAGACACTCTTACATTGAATCCAGTTCTTAACTGGGTAGACACGCAGCCAAACATCTTTGCAGTAGTAGATGTTCCGCAGGCCGTTATCGGATCTGATGGTGTAACTCCATCTGAATCAGCCACAGTAAATGAATACTTGGCTATGGTTGTAGGAAATGCTCAGATTGTTCCTTCCGCTCAGGTTGCTGTATATGGTCCATGGCTAGAAATTCCAGATCCTATTTCTACAACACCTGGAGCTACAAGAAAGCTTCCACCTGGTGGAGCAGTTCTAGGTCTTTACTCTCAAACAGATGCACAATATGGAGTACAAAAGTCTCCTGCTGGTGTTGTTATTCCTGTTCAGAGAGTTGCAGGAGTAGAACTTGCCTTCCAGAATGCAAACCTAGATATTCTTAACACAAACGGTGTAAACATTATCCGTAATGTTGCCAGCTATGGTTACTGTGTAATGGGTGCAAGAACACTTCTACCTAACATGCCTAACCGTTATGTTTCTATCCAGAGAACACTGATGAATATCACAAATACTCTGGAGCAAATTACTCAGGTAGCTATCTTTGAGAACAACAACTCTCAGCTTTGGTCAAAGCTGAGTGCTATTGTTACTCAGTACCTACAGGGAATTTGGCAGCAGGGAGTTCTACAGGGTGACACTGCGGAAGCAGCTTACTTCGTAGAATGTGACGCTGGAAACAATACGCCTACATCAATTGCCGCTGGTGAGGTTCACGTTCAAGTTGGACTGGCTTTGAACAGCCCTGCTGAGTTTATCGTTATCGATATCAACCAGATGGCCGCTTCGTCAACCACATCCAGCTAAGGAGTAATAGATGGCTACTACTAACACAGCCCCTATTGCAAAGGCAACTCCGTCCTTTGCTCACTTGAAGACTGACCCTCTTCGTAACTTTAAGTTCAATGTTCACATCATGCACCCAAATATCACAGGGTTTGCCTCTATGGGGTTTATGACCGTTTCGGGTCTAAATATCACAACTGAGGTTATTCCATACCGTGAGGGCGGAATGAACACAACTACCCAGAAAATGCCAGGTCAGAGCGATTTTGCACCTATCACCCTATCTCAGGGTGTTGCGGTAGGATCTGGCCCAATGTGGAAGTGGATGCGTGAATTGTTCACAGTTCAGCAGGGCACTGGAACAGGAGCACCTGGTAAGGATTTCCGTGCAACTGTTGACATTATGGTTCTTGATCACCCAGTAACAACAGCCTCTGTACCAGTCAAGGCTATCTATCGTGTGTACAATGCGTGGCCAACATCTATCGCCTTCTCTGACCTAGATGCTGGAGCCAATGCTGTATTCATGCAACAGCTATCTCTTGCACATGAGGGATTCGATATGAAGCTCGCTACAGACATTGGTCCTTCGGGCGTGTCTTTTTAGCAGCTAATGACGTATCTCTCCCTGAGCAATAAGATAGAATAAGTAGTAATCTTTCGAGACAATATTTGGAGAACGCATGGAATTCCAGTTGCCAGAATACTCAATGTCCTTTGATGATGACAAGGGGCAGGTAGTAAATTCAGCCGATACAGACATTAACGCTCTTACTAAGAAGGTTCTGCAATCGCTGAATCCTGCCCCTGTCATTGATGATTTACCTGATACCTTTGTTGAGCTTCCTGCGGGGATCGTAATTGAAGGCAAGGTATATCGTTCGGCTGAAGTTCAGGAACTTACTGGAGAGCACGAAGAAAAGCTTGCTAAGGCTCGCACAGCTAATAACCCAGCCAAGTATGTAAACACTCTATTGCTCTGTGGAACCGTTGCGATTGGAGAGCAAGCAGTAACTCAGGGTCTTCTAGATGAACTTCTTCAGGGTGATCTAGATACTCTTATGCTTGCTATTCGTAGAGCTACCTTTGGAGAGGAGTTTGAAGTCTATGGAGTAGAGTGCCCTCACTGTGGTGAAGAGAACGACCTAGAACTAAACCTAAAGGATATTCCTATCAAGGAGTTAGATGACCCAGAGACTAGGGAGTTCCTTATAGATCTTCGTAGAGGACGTAAGGCAGTAATCAAGTTTCCCACTGGAGCTGTACAGAATGAATTGTTCAAGCAAACTCTTACAGTTCCAGAAATGAATTCGTTGACACTATCTCACTGTGTTCTTTCTTTCATTGAGGCAGACGGAAGTTCAAAGCCCTGCAATGGTTTAGCCGATATTAAGAAGCTAGGTGTTGCCGATAGAAAGACACTTCAGGAATACATCTATAACAATCAGCCTGGACCACGATATGATCAGGTAAAGGCAGCCTGCGCATCGTGTGAAGGTGAGGTAGAAGTCCCATTGAATGTGGGCATCCTGTTTCGCGAACTCTGATTATAAAGCTCTTTATAAAGAGTACGAACAATTGGCAGACTTTTTACACTGGCCAATTAGTGAATTAAGACACTTAACTTATAGGGAACGACAGCACTGGGTAAAGAGATATATATTTAAGCTTGAGCAAGATTATGACCGAATGCATCAAGCAAATAACTCAACACAAGTCATGATGAGATCCGTAGGACAAGAAGTTACTTTCGGTGGGATTCCCTACAAGTAGTAAAATGTAAGTAACAACTTAACCCTAGGAGATCTCACGTGGCTACCTATACCCCTGATCCAGGGCCAAATATCGGAGCCAGCCGCTTGCTTGGGACTAATAACCTACAGCAGGCGGCTGATTCTTTAACTTCACAAGTAAATAAAATAGCCTCAGCCATCGGGAATCTGACTTCAAGTTTCCAGAGAATGACTGGGGCTACAGGTTCTACTTTTAGCACTTCATGGAATTCAGGATCTAATCGCGCCAATTACTCTTCAAATGGTGGTGGCGGAACTTTCTCATTCGGTTCTATGAATGGCGCTGCCGCAAATGGTGGAGGTGGTAGCTTCGGAAGTATGATTCCTATGTCCCGTGGTGGAGCTGCTGCGGGTGCTGTTCTTGGTGTAGCGTCAGCTTTGACTAACTATGCTAATAGAAATATGTCCACAAATATGCAGGCGGATTATTTTAATACCCGTGCTGCAATGATGGGAAGTAGCTGGTCTGCTGCTAATAATGCAGTATTCAAGAACAACGCTGGTTCCCTTGGCTTTGCTGATTCTGCAAGAGCTGGATATATTTCTCAATATGCTTTTGGTTCCGCTGCGGGAACCCCACAATTCAATGCACAATTCAGTCAGGTAAAAGCTTTTGGATATCTGAACCCAACACTAGGTGCAACTGGTGCAGCCACAGCGGCTCAGCAAACCTATTCAGCTAGATCTCTTATGGGATTGACTTCCCTTGGATATGCCAGTCCAATCATGCCTGGTGGGCAGCAGACCTCTATGAGCACTATTGCCCAGTCCATTTATGCACGTACCTTTGGTAGAAATGCAAAGTTAACTCCACAGCAATTGACTGCTGCTCTTGGTCAGGGTGGATCTCTATCTGTAAACCTTCAGGCTGCGGGTAGGGCTGCTGGGTGGAGTTCTTCTACTATGCAGGAATATGCTGGTTACTTTACAGGGTTGGCTACTGCTGAGAAGCATGGAATGTCTGCCAATAAGTATTTCCAATTGGCACAGCAAGCAGGCGCTAACGATAAGTCAGCTCAGGCTCAGCTTCGTTCTGTTGGCATTGGAACCTCTATGTTCCAGAATCAGAACAACTTGAATGCCACAAGAGCTACAAGACAGGCTGACATTCTTGAATCCCTTGCTCCTGCTTTTGACAGAGCAACACAAGCTGTGGACAAGTTCTCTCAGGCCCTTACAAACATTCTGAAAAATACTGGGCTGGATAAAGTAATTGGAACTGGTGCAGGTTCTCTAGCTCCCTTCTCTAACGCGCTCAGCGGCCTTTCAGGAGGCGTAGGAGCAGGTCTAGGTCTAATGGGTGCTGCTCGTATGTTTAGAGGCGGAGGCGGCCTTCTAGGACGTTTAGGTGGGCTATTTGGTAGAGGTGGTCCAGCTACTACAGCCAATGGTGCTTTAAGAGCCACACAAGGAGCTGACGGAGTATGGAGTGTTGCTGGTACAGGTGGACGTGCTGCTGCTTTAGGTGGTGCACTTGATCTATCTGGCGGAGCACTTCTTGGCGCATCCGGATTTGGTGCTGCTGCTTTAGGTGTAGGTCTTGGAGGACACTACTTAACAAAGAAATACATCAAGGATAAGCAAAAGCGTAAGTGGGCTAATGTTGGTGTAGATGCTGGAGCTGGTGCTCTTACTGGTGCTGCCATTGGTTCTGTAGTTCCTGTTATCGGAACTGGTGTCGGTGCCGCTATCGGTGGTGTTATTGGTGCTGGTATTGGAATCTTTGGTGGTGCTACTGGAGAAGGTGGAGTAACCGGAACTACTGGTAACTCTGCTAGAAACTCTTCTATCCAAGGAGCCTCTACAGCATCAGCAGCACAGATTATTAGAAATGCGGAAACCCAGCTAGGTGTTCCGTATGTATGGGGTGGCGAATCACCAGGAAAGGCTTTTGACTGCTCAGGTCTTACACAGTGGGCTTATTCAAAGGCTGGAGTAAAGATTCCTCGTGTTGCCGCTGATCAACAGAAGATTGGTACACAGGTTCCTACTAACAAGACTCAGCCTGGAGATCTTCTATTCGTAGGTAATCCTGCTCACCACGTAGTAATGAATGCTGGTAATGGAAAGATTATTGAAGCTCCTCACCCAGGTTCACACGTTCTTATGCGTGCACTTAACCCAAGTGAGTTTGATAGTGCTACTCGTATTGTTGGTTCTATTGGAAATATGAATTCTCTTCTAAATGGGAATAATGATAACTCAACTAATACTCTTAATAACCAGCAGAATCTAGCTGGTGGAGACTTGGGTAACCTAGGTGGAACAAGTGAGGCTGCCACTATTGCTTCAGCTCTTGCCAGTTCTGCTGGAAGTATTCCAATGGTTGCTCAGGCACAGAATTCAAATGAGGTAACAGGGGCAGGTACAGGATCTAATCCAACTCCTAATGGAAAGAACGACAAGGCTTCTCTACAGGCATATGCCAAGGCATTGCTCGGAAAGTATGGCTGGGGTAATCAGTGGAATTCTTTCAATGCCCTGGTTAACTCCGAATCCTCTTGGGATGTACATGCTACTAACCCAAGCTCAGGTGCGTATGGTCTGGCTCAAGCCCTTCCAAAGTCTAAGTACAACAGCGCAGGGTCTGACTGGCAGTCCAATGGAGATACACAGCTTCGTTGGATGATGGACTACATTAAGAGCCGTTATGGATCTCCTAATGCAGCTTGGTCATTCCACCAGAAGAACAACTGGTATGCGGCTGGTGCCTGGAATATTGATAAGGACCAGGATGCTAGAATTCACAAGGGCGAAATGATTATTCCTGCACAGCAGGCTGAAACTATTCGTCAAACACTTCTTAACAATACCTTTAATCCTAATCTTCAGAAGGCAACAGGAAGCGGTAATAGCCACTCTATTTCTTTTGGAGATATCAATATCAACCTTCCTAGTACATACTCAGGTACAGCTCAGGAAGCTCAGGATATGGGTAAGACAATTGTTGAAGCAATGGAACATCAGCTTCGTATTAAGAACCTACAGATTGGACAGTAATGGCTACTAAGTTACCTACAGAGCCAATCTCTGGTCAGCTTTATCCAGATCTAAAGGGGAAGCCAGGCAAGAGAGTATTTCAGAATCCCCCCTTCCACCCTAACATTCTTAATGTGGGTGGAGATAACAAAGCTATTAAGCCTCCGTCTACAAGAGCACAGAGAACTCAGAATAGTTCCAGTTTTCAGAGAGGTGCAATTGTAGGCGGAGCTGGAGCAGTTGATGGGTGGAAGGACCAGATTACTTACATAGTTAATTTTCTGTACAACCCTTCCACTATCCAGGAGACAAGATCTCTGGATACGAACAGTGGTGTTCTTCCTGGTTGGGCAAGAAATCCTAATGATCCTGGCCAATACAATACTCAGTTGAATTCTGTAGTTAACTTCTCTCTGCTATTTGATAGAACATACGAGATGTGGGATTCCAATTATGTAGATACTATTCAAGGAGTATTTGGAGTAAGAGCAGACGTAGAAGCTTTCTACAATCTGATGGGAGTTAACTTCCCAGTAGCTCAGTCCAAGTCAGGGTTAGTGGGAAGAACAGATCTTCCAGGACTTCCTAATGGTGTAGCTGACGTTATTGTTCAGGGACCAATGATGCAGATCCCAGCCAATCTAACTTTCGGTGTAGATACTCCAGCTACTCTGAATTATTTTGGTTATATCTCGTCTTTTGATGTGACATATACACACTTCACACAGAGAATGGTTCCAGTACGTTGCGCCATCAACGTTGGCTTTACTTTGATGCCAGCCGTTACATCTGTCACAGATAACCTGTGGGATTCCTTTACTAATGGAAGCACAGCAAGTTCAAATACAAATTCTGGTCAGTAGGAGATACAAATGCCGATTAGTATTTATAGTCGTTATTCGGATAATCAGGTATTGCCTATTACTGATTCAAAGGGTGTAACTCGTTCAACAATAATTATTACTCCACCATCAAAGCCCTCGGCTTTCAGCATCAGTATTTACACATGGCAGTTAGGAGATCAGATTGAATACCTGGCTCACTCTGCTTATGGTGATGAAATGCAATGGTGGAGAATAGCTGATGCCAATCCGGAGATTCTATTCTGGAATGACATACAACCAGGAACGCAGGTGAGAGTACCAAGTGCTTAATCCTTCTCCTTCTTATGCGGAATTCTCTGTATTTGTTAATGGTGTACATCCTCTAGAACAATACACACCGTGTGTAAAGATCATCAAAACCATTGATGCACACGATATTGCCTTTCTTGATGTTCTGTATGTAGGCAGTAATACGGGAACTACTCAGGGCAGATCAAGACACAAGTGGGCATACCTAAAAGAACAGACACCCATTCAGATAGTTTTCGGACAGAAGCCTAACTATATGGATGCCTTTGTTGGATACATATCCTCATATGAATTGATCAAGACTGGTAAAGATATAGGTATGGGAGAGCGCACAACAA